ACGCGGTACCAGTGAGCCACAAGCTCGCAGAATGCGAGCACCGCGTTATCCGGCATGACCTCACGGCCAACCACGTAATCAATCCGGATGTTGTTGCGGCCGGCAACGAAAGGAACGAGAACGTTTCCCTGAGCGCGACGGGTCACCAGGCCTTCAGCCGGAATGTCTAGCGAATAAGCCCACAAGCTCAGAGCAGGAATCGAGTTGACTTCCTGATCGTCTAGCTCCCAGTCGTAATAGCCCCAGCCCTCTTCGACGTTCTGAACGTAAAGAACGGGAAGCTCACGAAGCCAGATCTCGCACTTTCCGCCGTCATGGCGTTCCGCGCTGACAGTCTTCGAAACGATGTGACCTAGTTCCTTCTCGATCACCTTTTGTGCAGCGGCCATCTGAATTTGGATCGTCGCATCATCAGCACTCGACTGCGTAGGGTTGGGCATCCGGAGGTACTGGCGAATCTGAGAAATGGTAGCTATAGCAGTGATCGCCACTTCTAATACCCCCTGTAAGGCCCGGAGAAGGGCGTAGAAGGGCTAGGGCACTGAGGTGAGGCGATTACCCCAGTGCCCTAGCTTTAGTGGCTTAGATCAGCTGGTGAACGGCTTAACGACCACCGCGGCGCGAAGGTCATTCGCCCGGATGTCAAACCGCATGTACCCGATGAAACCGATCTGAAGGTAATCCGCGTAACGCTCAGACAGCCGCAGAAGGCCAGACTGAGTAACAGTGCGGCACACCATCGCGGACGGCAGATGGCCGAACATCGGGCCGCCAGCAGTAGAAGCCGCCAGGTTCGGAATGTTGTTGTCCACAACCACCGGGAAGCCGTACAGTGCGTCGTTCCCGCCAACCTGAACATTGGGGTTCCACAGCGGGTGACCGTAGGAGTCAACAACACTGCGCATGTTGATGCCCTGCATGTCATTCAGGTAGAACTTCGAACCCAGCGCGCGGTAAGCAGGGTCAACCGAAGCAATCATTCCCAGGATCGTCTGGAAAGACAGCACGTTGCCAGCAAGCTCTGTGGTCGAACCACCCAGCGTGGTAACCGAGTTAGCAGTCTTCAGGGTGAGGTAACCGCCAGTCTGGGCGATAGTTCCGCCCACAACACCCGCAGCACCCTTAGCGCCCAGGGCAGTAACAACGCCCAGGGGCTGAGACGAGCCAGTACCCGCAATATCCGCGTTAGCCTTCGCGCGGCCAAGCGACTCGCCCACGCGCGCCGAAATGAACCCGTCAATGTCAAACGCCGAGTCGTTCGCAAGCTGGAAAGACACCAGCTGCGCGCCACTGGTATACATGTACGCGCCAAGAGTGCCCTGACCAAAGGTGTAGTCAACAGCGGAAACCTGGGTGTTCTCAGACAGCAGCGTGCCAACAGTAGAGGTCGGGTCAACAGTCGCCCAAACCATGCTCTGGCCAGACTCGGTATCAAGCTGCGTGAAGTCGTTAGCGATACCGCCAAAGGCCTTCAGCGCGACCTGAAGCCGCTGCCACCAGCCCGGAGGCACCAAATAACCACCCGCGGAGTTAGTCGCTTCACCCGCAGCACGAAGCTCAGTGCCAACCTGACCGTTACGCAGGTAAGTGCGGAACTGTGAGTCAACCGCATCAGCCTCCGGGGTCTCCGGAACCGCGGAAACGCTGGCAGCCGCCAGGGCGCGAGCCTCCGCGTAAACCTTGATCTCCGCATCCTTCGCGGTAATGTCCGCGTTACGGGCATCAAAGTCAGCCTGATCCTCAACAGACAGCCGCTCACCACGAGTCAGCTTCTCAAGAATCGGCTTCATGCCTTCGAACGCCGCCGCCCTCTCTTCAAGAACAAGGCGCTCAGCAGTGTAAGTCATTTACGTATTACCTATTCCGGTAGATGTTCGCCAGCGCTGCGAGGTTCGCAAGGTGGCGGGTGTCTTCCGGAGTGGTCGTTGCCGGCTCCGTAGAACGGCCTAGGCCGTCGAAAGTCTGCGGACTTGAATCCGCGATAGTGTGCTGTGCAGCAGCGCCAGTAACAGGCACTGATTCGCCTGCAACGTCCTGATCAGAATCCGCATTAGATCCCGCATCAGTGCCCGGAGGCATCGCGCCAAGATGCATAGCAAGGTGATCACGTGCAAGCGACAAAGACTGAACAACCGTGGCGATAGCCGGCGGAAGCTGGTCTGTTGCGCCATCAAGATCTGAAAGCGCAGAGTCAAGAAGTGCAGCGGAAATGCCAACATGATTGACGCCCAGGCCCGTATCGTCCGTGCCGTAACCATCATCACGGACTTCAGGCTTAATGCCGCGGGCAGCCGAGATAGCGTCACGAGCAGAGAACGTCGTGGTCTCATAGGCGGGAAACGTCACGGCCGAGACTTCGTGAAGCCGGACTTCCTGAATGGTGCGCTTCGTCCCAACGTTCTCATTGGATGCGCGGCCCTGATCATCCTGCCAAGCATCCTTAATGACCTCAAAGCCAAAAGACATGCCTTTAACGACTTTGGCACGAGTCAGCTTCAGAAGATCCTGACCATACGACGTGTCAACCGGAGTCGCGCTAGCCTTAAGACCCGAAGTCGGGTCTTCCCTGAGATCAAGGTTTCCAGCACTTGTGCGAGCCAGCGGCATATCAGTGTTATGGTTAAACAGGAAAACGATATCGCGTTCCTGAAGGGTCTTCTTGAAAGCGCCGGGCGCGATCGATTCGCGGAAACCTCCGCGCTTCGGATCGCCAATAACGGTTTCCACACCAAAAGGTGTGACAAGCCCGCTAACGCTGCCATCGGTCTCTTGAACGCCACCCGCAGCGGTCCGATACTCGATCACTTCTTATTGTCCTTTGTATCGTCCGTAGCAGGATCGCCCGGGGTTACAGGGTCTGCATTTGGTGCGGTAACCGCATTCTGAGCACCAGCGGTATTGCCGGGCATCATCGGTCCGTCAGCAAGCGCGCCATTCATTGACTGAGGCTCTAGAGGCTGGTCAAGACCAGCAATAGGCTTCATGCGTTCCTTAATGCGAGCCTCATTGCGAGTCATCCAGCCCCAGCCAATCGCTTGGCCCCAAGACTGGTAGCGCTCCATCGTGGAACCGCGCATAAGCCGGTCAAGATCGAACTCAGCTATACGGCCACGCGGCATAAACTCACGGCTGAAACGCTGCTCAGTACGATCCGTGTAAGACCGCAGAGTCATAGCAACAAAACCTTGCCACTGCTGCTCAATGCCCGTTCCCCATGAAGTCTGCTCAGAAATCATGAAGGAAGGAATGCCGAACATCTTGGCAACCTCTGATGCCTGCCACTGCCGGGACTCTAGGAACTGAAGGGCATCAGGTGCGATAGTGATCGGAGTAAAGTCGGTCTCAGAGTCGAGAACCGCGACAGACCCAGCGTTGTTAACGCCACCATGACTAGAAGCCCACTGGTGTTTGATCGCATCAGCCTGAGACTGATTAGCAAGGGGAACCTTAACCTTGATGATTCCGCCAAGCTGCTGCCCCGACGAGTAAAACCGCCCCGCTAGTCTGTCCGCGGCTATCGTGGTGCCGAACATCTGAGCTGAGTAAATGATCGGACTGACACCCTTAAGGCCGTCATACCCTAGGCCCGGAACATGAAATACGGTGTCTTCGTGCAGATCCTCATACAGCCCGATATTCGGCTGTGAAGGATTGGTAACAGGCTGCCCGTCATCATCACGGAGCTTAACGCGAAACGTCTTAACGCCTTTAACGCGAAGGATCGTCACATCGCCCGGAAAGATAGGCTGAAGGTCAATCAGCTTCGAACCCTGAAAGACCTTCTTAGCGCAGAAGTTTCCCCAGCCGGAAAGATGCGCAGCAAGAATCTCAATAATCTCAAAGGCTGTATATGAAACTAGGTTGTCTAGGATATCCCAGCGTTCCGCATTGCCTTTGCTGTCAATCTCTTCTACTGTGCAACTAGCCATCACAGTAGAGATAATGGCCATACAGCGGTAAGCCGTAGGGAGCGCAAGACCTTTAACAGGATCAACTGACACACCAGCGTCTGTGTACCCGCCACCCAGCACGCCATCAAGGGCTAGGGACGACAACGGCATAGAAGGCCGCTCGAACGGCTGGTAAGTCGGATCACCGTAGAAGCTCCGTGTATCGGAGCGAAAAAACGTCATCTAACTTCCAAGGCTGCAAACACGAGTATTCCGCCGAAAATCCACGCTGCTGGCGGGTAAATCATCGAAATACCGTGCAAAACAGCGATAAACGCGAGGATTTGATAGCCAGTCTTGCGCTTACCAGACGAACCGAATATTCTGGACAGCAACGCCTTTGAAGAACCCAGTAGTGTCCTGAGTGAGCCAGAAGGCCGCTCGGTCAACCGCTTGAAGCGTGGCGATAGCGAGGTCAATTTTTCTCTGACTATTGCGAGCATCTTTGACAAGACGGCTTCCCCTTTCATCGGTCTTGATCTGGGCATGACCCAGATGACGCGCTAGTCTGGGGTCGCCAAAATGGCGTATCTTATGATTCTGGATAAGCTCATACATGCGCTGAGTTGCAGGACCCATACGCGAAGCTGTCTGCGGGTAAGCAACAAACAGTTCTTCGCCGTCAGCGCGCTTGATCTCTTCTGACAGCTCGTCAAAAGCGTCTTGCCAGAGATATTCGTCATAGGCGACTTCAACGACGTTCATGTCTTTGCAGGCCTGACGGATGCAGTCTTTAACTTCGCCGCGGGGAACTCGCCAGTCAACGGCTTTATCGTCAGGGCGTTCCCACAACCCGAGAACCTTTACCTTCGGTTCATGCTCAATGGTTACGGCCACCAGCGCCGTAGTGTCTCCGCTGCGACTGCCGTCGAACCCCAGCACCACGCCACGTGCAGGCACAACCCAGTCATCATCAGAAAGGACTGCACACTTATCCCACCAGCCGTCAGGAAGCCAGGCGCGCGAAGAATCAACCCACATGTTCAAGCGCTTAGTCTTGAAATCGTTAAGCGTGCCCTTGGCAACAGCTTGCTTGTAATTGGCTTCGAAGTCTTCAGGGTCCAACAGATCGTTGTATCCTGGGTTCGCTTTCTCCCAGGTTGCAGGAGACGAAGCATCATCAGCTTCTGAAGCGCCCCACCAGGCCATGAAGAACGAAGGGTCGGTCTGAACGCCGCGGGCTACATCTTGCCCGTACTTGTAAAGGCGGTAGCAGATCGATTCGTTACCAGTCTGATCAGTCTTGACACCCGCGGTCGTGATCATGATCATCAACGGGTCAACACGAGCACCAAACGCGTTAGACATCACGTCGTAAAGCTCGTCGTTCGGCTGAGCGTGAAGCTCGTCAAACAAGACGGCAGAAGGGTTCAGGCCTTCTTTCGTGAAGGCTTCGGACGACAACGCACGGTAGATGCTGCCAGTCTCTTTGACCTCAAGCACATCGCGGAAGACTGTGACGATCTTGGAGAGCTGGGGATCTAGCTCCACCATGCGCTTAGCGACACCGAACACGATGCGCGCTTGCTCTTTGTCCGCAGCGGCCGAGTAAACCTCAGCGCCATCCCCGGCCCAGAGAAGCCCGTACAAGCCATGACCAGATCCCACAGCTGACTTACCATTCTTGCGCGGCAAACCGATCAGAGCGCGTCTGTGCCTTCTGCGGCCATCCTCACGCCTGGCGTACACCATCGCGTTAAGGTTGACTTGCCAGCTGCGCAGACGGATCAGGTCACCCGAACGCCCGCCTAGCGACTCTTTGGTGATACGGCATCGTTCTTCGAAAAAACGACGTGTCGCCGGCCCCTCGCCGCGGAGTACATCAGCCTTCGGAGGCGTAGTGATGTAGAGCGGAGGGGACGCCAAAAGAATCTACCGATCTGGGGTTGACAACGGTACTGTCTGTGAGTTAACCTTTAGACATAAGGACGGAACAACGAAGGAGCCGAAATGGACATGGACAGCTACAGCGGTTACGCGGAAGCCATCTACAAGTCGCTTACGGGAGACAACCTGAAGGTTGTTGACGCGAAATACACCGAAGGTCGCAAGACGGGGCGTGGGCACAACCGCTCACTCAGGCTGGCACTTAGCTACCTTGGGTACGTTTGCCCGTAACGACCGACTATCGCTAAGGCCCCTTCGGGGGCCTTTTTGCGTTGCTGGCGACGGATAGCGGGTGTACCCACCTTGGGAGCCATAACCGCCGCCTGAAATGTTGGCGGTGAGATAGCGGGATGGTTACCCGACTATCCCCCGCCTGAAGCTCTCGCACGTGGACTCGAACCAAGAACCTACGGATTAACAATCCGTTGCTCTGCCAATTGAGCTATACGAGACCGATTACCATTCGCCTTCGGTGTAGTCCACAGAGCCTTGTACGGGCTTCTGCGGGCCTGAAGGACCGTTCACAAGCTTCTGTAGCTCCGAAGCACCCTTAAGCTCTGTCAGCTTCAGGCGCGCACGATCCGTGGGCGAGAAACCCAGGACCGAAAGACACTTACGGATCGTGTCTTCACACTTTCGCATCTCTGAAATCAGAGGATGCGCGGTTGTCTGGCCTGCGTAACCCTCAACCGTCAGGCCTTCGTCCGCTACAACGCGGCGGTACTCAGCCAGATCGTCGTAAGCACGCGCGGCCTGCTCGACCCATGCGTAATCTTGATCAGGCCACAACCATTTACCCGCAGACCAGATCTTCAGCCACTCTTGAGTCCCGCGTTCCGCCAGGCCCTCAGGCGCGGGAGGCGCGTTAGGTGCGACCATCCCGCTAACATCGATCACTTCAAGGTCTCGGCCACCTAGCGTCTTACCGTTCTGAGAACGCGCAAGGTGGCGCTCAATCGGAACGGGCTGTGCGGGCACGAGAATTACTCCAAGTGACGGTTTTAGGAATTGAAGCGGTGAATAACGCTGCATAACTATTCACGCTGAATACAAATGGTGAATAAGAATGGCGTGAATAGGCGCCTGAATGGGCAATTTACCATTTATATGTACGCCGCAACGCTCGGACCTGCATAAACGTGGTAATTCTAAAATTGAATTCTGAAATGAGTCCATGCACGCGTGACA